GTTGGGGGTGGCGGAGTGGCGTCTCTGAGAGTACTTGCTTTCGCTTCGCGCGTGCAGGGTGACTAGTCCCACCGGCGCTTCCACTCGGCCGTTCTGGCTTGACTCACAGTCCCAAGAGGGCGAGGCCTTCCAGGAACAGATCGTCGACGAACGAGGCAGCCTTAGTTTTGACGACTGACTCGATCTTGGAGCCCACGACGTCGATCGCTCCAGCGATAACCGACGGTTTGGCTCCCGAGGTCGCAGCGGCGACTTCGATAGCCTTGGGCATGGGGGGGGGGTCTTTTGGGGCCAAATGTTCTAGGCCCGCGGCTACCCCAGTGCCGCCTGTCACTTGGCATTCAATGTTGAAGACGTATTCGATGTTGATCGTGGTCGCACCAGCGACGGCGCCGAGCATATCGATGATGAGGGTGGTGAAGATGGACGTTTCAGTGCCCGCCGTCGTGTTCGGTGGAACGAACACTCGGGGACCCAATGGCCGGGACGTCCAAACGTATGAACATCCCGTCGCCAAGGGGACAACTTCAACCTCCTCTCCGTCCATGACGCCAGAGGTGTAAGTGGAACCAACGGCCTTGTAAGAGTTGGTCGTGGTTAGGATGAGGGAGCCGCCTGTGGAGGTGACTGGTGAAGTGCACGTGATGTGCACTCCCCAACAGACGATGCGGTACAACGTGGCGAAGTTGGTGAAAATCGCTGGCACTGTTGCAGCCCCGCGCGTCGCGTTGAGGGTGTAGACACCGCCGGTCTCCGAGGCAGCTACTAGGAAGCAGGCGGGGAGTGAGCCGGTGAGCTGCTCAAACCCCTTGCCGTTGGCATTCGCGATCAGTGTAGTTTGACCGCGAACTTGCATCGGGAGCGAACGGCCGTTTTGGCCATCGGGAAGTTTCATGCCACGACAGGAGGGATGAAACGGATTTGCAAGGCAGCACGCCATCCCCGCACCCGAAGTGCGAGCCATAGACATGCGGCGCATAGCACCAGCGCCGGAGGAAGCGTTAGCACTGGCATAGGCCATGCCCCCGCCGATGAGAGGTTGACGACGGGTGGCATTTTGTTTGCCCGGACCTTGCATGGGCCGGGGCTTTGGAGCTTGGGTTTTCTTTTTCTTTTGTTTTCGTCTGTTCGGACTCGCGCGCATTGACATTGACAGAGGCATTGTATTCAGTTGCAGAGGGAGGGGCACCCGCTTAGTCGGTCGGGTGAGGTATGAGCAAGATGTAGATTCTAGGGAGCATACCCAAGTCAAGCATCGCGCTGGGCAAGCTCTTCAGCTCTAGCCCAGTCGATGACGGCAGGCAAGCGTTGGATCGCTTGCAACCGATTGACGAGATCCGCAAGGTCTTGTTGTGTGAGGCCGTACCTTGCGTTGAGGGTGTCCCACGTCGCGTCGGTGGGCTCGTGGCGTTGCGCTGCGTGCATGCCGGGCTTGGGTTGTCCACCAAGCGGTCCGGTGCAAAGGGCGAGTTGCCGACGGAGCACTTCGCGTAAGAATGGGACGTGGTTGGAGTCTTGCAACTGCCCGATCGTGGCAGAGCGTAAGGTCTGGTTGCCGTCATTGCTCCAGTCGAGATGGTAGCCCAGTTTACTGAGGGCTCGCCCAAGACATGGGCCGGCGACCAATCCATCGGCGGTCGGATAGACGACACGGGAACAAAAATCGTGGTCCCAAATGTCGGAGGATGCGTGGTAGGAGTACGTGAAGCCAAAGAGCTGTACTCGGGCTTTAAGGACGTCGATGGTGCCGACGGCGTCCCACACGTCTGGGGCTACTATGGCGAACATGTCATCGCCTTGGGCGGCAAGGGCCCATCCGTCGCCAGGGGTGCGTTGGATCCCGGCGGTTTGGCACGCAATGTTGGTGAGCGTGTCGAAGAGGGCGGTGCGGTCATCGCCAGAGGCCATTACGGGGCCGGTGCGGAACGCAACGCCGTGCCGGGAGCGGCCACGGAGTCCGTGTTCGAGATGGCGAACAGCGACCCCTTCCAGGGCGCTCCAGCGCCCTGGGCCAAACGACCGTACACGGTTGTGGCGCAAGTGTGGCTCGCGCATGTGGCAGTCAAACCGTGACCCGTCGCCGTGGATAATGATGGCGCGGCGGTCGCCTTGTGTCAAACGTTCGACCCAGGCGCCAACCCAGGCGCCGAAGTTCTCGGCAGACATCTCCCCGGTCACGACTGATCGATCGACG